TCACTACCCAACACTTTAGGACTACCATCAAATATAGTTGTCTGAGGACTTTCAGGATTACCTTCAGTCATTGGATACCAAATCTTTAAATTAGACTCTGTTAAAGATGTACCACTTAAAGTATGTGCTAACATCTCTGGATGAGTATAATCATTTGTTACATCTGTTAAAGTCCAAGCTGCATCCCATACTTGGACATCAGAAAGGTTGCTATCTAAATATATCGTGCCAGCAGATGAACTAAATTGACCTATATATAAACTTGAAGAAGCATGCTTTATACCTGAACCTACAGTAACAGAATTAGCACCTACTAAGCTACCATTTATATAGCCTTTTAAATCTGTACCATCATAAGTAAGAACTACTCTATACCAAACTCCTGTATTAAATGTATATTTAATATCCGAAGTACTGCTATCGCTATGAGTGTAAATACTAAAAATTATCTCATCTGCATCAACTTGTATATCAACACCTCTACTACCAATAACTGTTTCTGGCAAAGATACTAAATAAGCTATACCACTTGGAGCTGAATTTATATAAACCCAACAAGTTATAGTTATACTTGATTTTTCATCGAATGAATGTATTGAAGGAGTTTCTAAATAATCTACTACTCCATCAAAAGCTAATGCTCTACCTGACTTAACTGTACCTAAGTTTGGTGGGTCGCCTTTCTTTTGAGGTAGAGAAGCAGCAAAATTTTCTGTTAATGTTGTTATTGTAGTAGCCATTAGTTTAAAGTCCCATGATTAGAGCCATGCTCATCTTTTACCCCACCTGTTCCAGCCTGTCCATCTGTACCAGTTTCTGTATCCAATCCCCACCAACTTGTAAGATTAGTCTTTTCACTTGATGTAAGTTCTGAATAAGTCTTTTCCATTATAGATTGTATCTGTGGTTGTGTTAAAGCACCAGACCATATGCCTACATTCTTTATATCTCCTTGAAACTCTTTATCTAATCCACCACTTGTTTTCCGTATGCCTATAGCAAAAGAATCAGTACCACTATTAAATGTTACACTTGTAGTTTGTTGAACACGATATATTCCATCTGTATAAAGTTTCATATCAGTAGCATTTGTATATACTGCTGCAAAATGATGCCAAGTATCATCATTAAACTCATCAGCTACACCTGTATCTACTTCTTGAGTTGTAGTATTTCTCGCAACTATTCTTAACTCACCTTCACCAGCAGTTTTTCTAACATAAACTCCGTAATATACATCAGATTCACTTAAATCACTAATAGAGAATAAATACCCATCTGTACCTACTGATTCTGCTCTAAACCATCCTGCTACTGTAAAAGGATAATCAGATATACCTGATACAGCATCTCCACAATCTATATAATCATCACCTGAAGCAATAAAACTTGCATACCCTGTACCTATAGCATCTGCTTGTACTGTTGGTGCATTATCTACACCTCTTGGAATAAGTGGAGTGACTCCACCATAGAGAGAAGTGTTTGGAGTAGAACCACTATTGGTGCCATGATTAGTTCCATTAGAATCTATAGCAGTAATTGTTCCTAACCATCCTGCTATATTATCTAAACTCCACCAAGACTCCATCCCTTGCTTTAAAGTTCCTGATAAATTATCATAAGTTTTATACATTACATTCTGTACTTCTGTAGCAGATAAAGCTCTTTTCCAAAAACCTACATTTTTGATATTGCCCTTAGCATATCTTGTGTCATCAGACCTTCCTATGCGAAAATTTGAGCTACTATCTCCTATGTCATCTATATCATTATTTGCTAATGACTTAATAAGAACACCATCAAGATACATATTCATCATATTAGTGCTATTAACTCTTGAAACTGCTATATGATGCCATTTATTATACTCCCATACATTATTACCAGAAGTAATATTATCTCTATGGTCTGATGAAGTATTACCTATATCAAAATATATAGCATTATTAGTTTCATTAAAATTTAAACCCCAACCATTACCAGTACTTAAAGTATCACCTCTTGCAACTATATCATGATAATCACTACCTCCTTTAGAAGATAATTTTACCCATGCACAAGCTGTAAAATCAGAAGTACCAACAGTTAAAGATGAGTCTGTTCCACAATCTATATAGTCATCACTGCCATCAAAAGATGTACTACCTTGTCCTACAAACTTGACTTCTTTAGGAGAGTTATAAGGCATATAGAGTTTAAGACCATCTCTAACATAAGAGGAAAGGGCTCCGCTTGCCTTTCTAAGAGTATTTCCTAATCCTAACATAGATTAACCATGATAGCAGATAACTGAGCCTGCACTAACATTTATATTAGTCCAACTACCATATATGGTTACACCTGCAGGGAATGTAAGGCTATTGTCAATAGCATCTCCTGATACACCTGCTGCAGATACACCTGCTACAATAGTATCTCTTGCAGTTAATTCACTAAAAGTAGCATCTTCTATAATTGTTATAGCTACTACATTTACACCTGAAAGAGCTGATGTTGCTGTTTTTACAAAAGAGGAACCAGCCTGTCCAAGTCCTAAGTTACCCGATTCTTTAACAGTATACTTTTGAGCACTTGGTGCTGGGTTTGGTGTTGAGGTTATTGCTGCCATATTATCTCCCTTCTAAGAGTTGTTTAAGCCTTGACAAGGCATGAAAAGTAATTTTTATTAACTAACTAAGGCATTTATTATCCACCAACTGAAGTTACAGATGCAAGAGCCGAGATAAAATTACCTCCACCTAATTGAGTTATTTCTACAGTAGAATTTGCAACTTCACCTGTAGGTATTCTTAATTTAAAATCAGTTGGAGTAGATAACGCTGCTGGACTAAGACCTCCACTACTTGGAGCTATATTAATCCAACTTGCTACATTGCCACTCGATACATAAGCCATGCCAAGAGCATAGTTAGCTGCAACACCACCACCTCTTTTTCTTATAAAAAGTAAAGCATATTTCTCAGATTCCCCAAAAGTCATCTGCAGCTCATGTCCAACTGAAACTGCTTTAATAACAGCTCCAAAATGAGAATAATAGCTATCAGCAGTATTTGCAATCCTTAAATGGTCCGTTTTACCCGTACTACCTCTTGTAACTTGCACAGGAGCAGCATTACCAAGTAAATCTATACCATATCCTGAACCATTACCTTGTATTAAAACTTTACCATTAGCATCAGTATGTTCTGCTAATATCTTTACTCCACCATTATTTGATTTAAGTCTAACACTGTCAGACGCTGTAGAAACATTACTTTCTATATTTACCTTAGAATCGGCTGAATTTGCATAAAGCAATACTGCATTAGTAGAATTAGCTGTAGAAGTTAAATTTGCAAGACCTGCACCACTTACTAAAAAATCCTTACTTGATGCAGTTGTAACAGTAGTTGTAGCTCCAAGAGTAGTTGCTGCACCATTTGCTAAAAAATTAGCCGAAGAATAAGTAGTATTATTATCCCCTACCACGGTGCCTGTAAAAGTAATAGTATCACCTGTAATAGCTATCTTACCATCACCAGCACCACTATTAGAAGCTGCTATTGTCATAGTCTTATCTGCATGAGCATTAGCAGTCATTGTTAAATTTGTTGTATCAGTAGAATCTATAGATAAATCTGCAGTATCTATTTCTATAGAAGTAGAAGCATCTATATCAAGAGTAGAGGCATCTATATCAATAGGAGTATCTTCGGCTATACCTATATTGATATTAGTACCATCTATAGAAACAGCCCCTAACTGTGAATCAATAGTTATACCTGAATGACCATCTAAAGTAAGTGTACCTGCGTTAGAATCTACAACTATATTTCCTGAAGTAGTTTTCCAAGTAGAGGTAGCACCAGCTGTTAAATCAACTGCACCTGAATTAGTAACAAGAGGAGTAGTTACTGATGTAGTAGAAGTTAATGCAGGAATAGCTCCTGTTGAAGTTGCTGTTAAAATACCTGCTTGAAAAGTGCCTGTTCCTGTAAGATTTCTTATAGCAGTAGCATCTTTATTAGCATCAAGAGTAAGATTAGTAGAAGCCTTAGCAGTACCAAGAGCATTATTTATCTGGTCTCTTGCTATAGCTTGATTAAGTTTAGCTGCTCCACCTGTTGCAAAGTCAATACCATCAAGAGCATTTAATTCGGTAGATGTAGAGGTTAAATCTACGGCTTCATTTATATGAGGTGCAGTTAAAGTTATTTCTGCATCAGTAGTTCCACCTCCAGAGGTATCTTTAAGTTTTCCGTCACCTGTAGTAAAGACTAATTTTGTCCATACTCCAGCTATATTATCTGATGTTAATGTTGGCATATATTATCCTTCTGAAGGGTCTTCTTCTTCATCCCATCCGGAACTAAAATTATAGCTAAGTGTATAATCAAAATGAATCTCTAAAGGAAATTTTGATGTACCGTCTTTCTCATCAAATCTTTCATCAGCCCAATTAGGGATTGCTCTTTCTTCAACCCAAGCCATTAATACTCATGGGGTATAATAACCCCACCTCTTCTTTTTTGAGACCTTGCATGCTTCTTGCCCATTCTTAAACACTTATCAAACTCTCCATCAAAATATTGTGCTAAGTTTATATTTAAATTCCTTGGGTCTTTATAACCCATAGCTATTACTTTAAAAGCCAAAGATTCATGAAATTGTTCAGGTATCTGAGGAGTGTCAGTTACTACATCTTCTTTAAATTTGTTAGCTTTTGCTACTGCAAATATACGAATTTCTTTAGCCTCAGTAACACTAACATAATTCTGTGTAACATTATTTTTTGTAACAGATGCTCCATCTTGTACAAGACCTAATCTATTACCATCTATATAATAAAATCTTTGTGCCATTATACAAACTCATCATCTTCGATGGGCAGTCTATACCCATCTTTAAACATTAATCTCGGTATCTCAACATCATCAAACTGAACAGATAGCACCTTTATCACTTCATCATTTAATGTATAATATCTTTTATCAGCTACACTTAAAGTAGTATAAGGCTTTTCAAGTATTTCAGTTTCAATACAGAAATTAGCTTGAGCTCTATCAAGAAGCTTTCTTATCTCTGTATTCCTCATATGAGGGTGATGTTGCTGTACTAATTCTATAAGTTCTTTTTGTGTCATTTCTGTTCTGGGATAAACCCTTCTTCATATTTTTGTCTCACATAGGCTAATTGACTTGTAAGCCATTGATATTCTGCATTATCTAAACTCAACTTGCCTTGAGCAGCATTAATATATCCCTGTGCTACTTGGGGATATTGACTGGCTACTTGAACCTGACCTTGTATTCTGTTAAGAAGTAGGGAAGCTAAATTAAGCTGAGATTGAGCACCACTCATTGCTGTCTGTGCTAACTCAACATCTTCATCTTCCTGCATAGCTTCAAAGTCAAAGTTTTTACCTGCTGTTATTTGTGTCCAATCTGTCAGGTAATTATAAGCAGTTGTTATATATGTATCTACAAGATTAAAATCATCTGCAGTATCTGATTCATCTAATTGCTCATCTATATCATTTTTAAAAGCAGTCACAGCATCTTTAGCCTTATTTAAAGAATCTAAAATATCAGCATCTCCCATTTTGGCTACCATTTTAGCATGAAGAACATTAGCTGATGCATATAAAACTACATATGGATAATATTGTTCAGGAAAAAAGTCTATAGATGGGGAGCTTGAATCATTAGGAGTGCTATATTTAACTATTTCAGCATAACCTGCAGTATTACTCTCAGGCAGTCTGTATAACTTGTTTTCAGATATATAATAAACAGGGGATTCCAATGTAGCATAATAAATACTACTTGCATCGGCAGCTTGATGCCTATGCTCTAACGGAAGTTCTGTAGCCGTTTTTGTACCCTGATATACATGAAAAACATAAGGAGTTGTCAAAGTTAAGCCTGAATTAGTAACTGCTTCTGTAGATGTAAATAAGCTTAACTTCTGTGGAGATACAATGGAGATTTTTCTTATAACATCCTTTACTCCATCTTTAAGCCATTGTGCTATTTCATTAGTGTAACTTCCTGTTGAACCTGCATAATAGCCTATTTGAGCTGTAAAGCTTACATTTTCTACTACTGGATTTGATACGGGTGTTCCCATTAATTAAGATATAGTAAAGGGGCAGAAAGTGAGTAAACTGCCCCTATACTAATAATTACCTTCCTAAGAAGGGTCAGCACCTATGCCTGCAATAGTCATATCAGCTTGAGCTGGACCATTATCCCAATATACAACATTATATGTAATAGCAGCTGTACCACTACCACTATCTTTAGTGCTGTTAAACTTCAAACCACTCGAAGATACGCCATTTTGATGATAAACTTTCGTAGTGTTTTGGTTTTGGTCAGCTATTATATCAGTTGCAATACTTTGATATGTAGTACCATCACTCTGAGCTCCATGAATAGAAGTATCAGCTACAACTGTTCCTGTATCAGGAATAACAACTTCAAGAAGATAGCTTCCTGCTTTTGCTAATTCATTTAACATTGAACCAGTAATAGCACTACTTGTAACACCAGCTGAAGTACCAGCTGCTAAAGCTGATTGAGTTTCGGTTAATTTAGACCATCCATTGCCTATACTTGTTTTAGTCCAAGCCATAATATACTCCTAACTCCATTTAAGGATTGCGTGAGTTTCAGGTAAACTAATTTCTAAACCAGCTTCAGTAATGATTTGGTCTCTTCTACCATCTTCATCATTAGCTTGAATGTTAGTTTCTATGAAAGTATCACGATTTATACCATTACCTGCTAAAGGTCTATAAGCAACATTCTTCATATCTACTGCTACACAATAATCTTCCCATAATCCACGAAGTAATGGGTCTGGAACAAAATGTAAATTACCATAAATAGTATTTACTTTAGTTACAGTATGACCAAAGGCACCTTTAATGTTCTGAACATCTAAGTTATACTGAGAAGCCCCTATAGTATTATTCAAGAAAGAGCCGTTACCTAACTTATTAAGATAAGTGATAACTTTTCTTGAAGCTAATACAAGTTTATTTCCACTATTACCTGACTCAGGAGCAAAGAAATCTTCCATTGCATCTAAGAAAGCATCATAGCCTGAAGAAGAATAATTAAAGTTATAAACTTTACCATTTGATTCTGTATAAGGAAGAATACCATGAGTATATCTTACAGGACCAGCATTAGTCACTTCATTAGAAGCACCTAATCCAAATAGGAATGCATGCTCTAAATCCATTTTATGTTCCATTAACTTTTCTTGCCACACTCTTTGATACTCATTAGCAATACCACGGTAAACAGTAGCTCTTTTTGTGTTAGAGAATAATTTCATACCTGTCTTAAAAATCTGACAGTATCCTTCTCTATCAAACAGAGCATCTTCCCAACCATCTGGAGCTGTTGAACCCTCAGCCCATGCACTACCAACTACCTGACCTTTGGCATTAGCATCAAAAGAAACAGAAGCAGTCCATGTTCCAACAGGCTCTACATACCAAGTAGTAGTAGAATGGGTATATAGCGTAATAGTAGTTTTACCTGTACCACCGGCATGAGTAATTGGAGCATTTGGTTTTAATTTTAAATGCCTTACAGTCCCACCACTATCAGCTATTGCAAGAACTTGTCCCGGCAAAATAAAATCACATGATTGACCTGCCTTGATATTACCATATTTATCATAGCCGCAATCAAGGTCAAGTGCCATGTCGTTATTATTGGTAAATGTTCCAGTATCTCCACCTGTTAAAGCTTCATGGACATCACTACCTGTACCTGTCATTGCTGTTTCAACTTCAAAGTTTCTTCTTTGCCATTGATGACGCTGTTCAAGAAACTTAAACACAGGGTCGTTTGTTGCTTTCTTAGCTACCTTAGCTAAATATGTGAAAAAAGGTGATTGTTGAGGAGCTAATTCTGCTACTCTATCACCAAAATTAAATATTCTGCGACTATCATTAATTGATAAGCCACCTTGCATCGCACCACCGGTTTGTGGCACATACTTACTTGTTGCCATTACTGACTCCTATTTATTACCCGAAAGGGTTTTGTCTATTAAAATCTGCAATCATAGAGTCCATAAGAGAATCAGCTGGGTCAGCTTGTCCAGAATTTACTGCAGGAACAACTCCCATTGGAGATGGAACTTGCTGTGCGTTCTGTACTTGTTGGAAAGAGTCACTCTTAGGTGGCACATTCCCACTAACTTGCTGATTATTTCTCATTAACCATAACTGCCAAAGATTATCCATGCTTATAGATTCTCTGGATGACATATCTTTAACAAATTGTTGTGCTTGTTCAGGAGTAGCATTGAAAGTTTTTTGAGCATAATCTACAGCAGAGTTTCTATTTTGCTCTGCCTCAGCTTGCTGTCTTTGAATTTCAGCAACTCTTTGCTGTTCTTCATAAAACTTCTGTTTATCCTCTTGAACTTTAGCATAAGTCCATTGTTGATATAATTGATTATATTCATCCATTGTATCTCTATACTCATCTTGAGCATCAAGATACCTCGCAGAATCACTATTAGGGTCACTAAGGGCTTCCTCACGACTAAAATTGTGAGGTCTCTCAGGTTTTTCTGGTGGAGGTGGAAAACCTTGTTCTTCCTCTTGAACAGGTTGTTCAGCCTGTTGGGGCTGTTCTTGCTGTTGTTGCATCATAATATTCATCTGATTTTGTAAAAGGTCATTCTGTCTTTTTATTTCAGCCAGTTCATTATTCCTTTTATCAGCTTCAGATTGCCAATATTGATACCTTTGCTGGTCATTAGGGTCAGCTTGAGGTTCTGGTTGAGCTTGTACTTGTGTAGGTTCTGGTTCTCCCATCTCAGGGGAGGCAGTATCTACCGTTCCAGTCTCTTGAGGTTCTCCAAATGGTTCTACATTATTAGAGTCAGGAGCTTCTTGGGGTACGCCAAAGGCGGCTTCAAAAGCATTTTCCTGAGTGTCTGACTGTGTATTTTCCATTAAATTGTCCATTTTCTATCCTTATTATATTATAAATAAAATATTATTTAGAAGAACTCTTTTTTTCAGAAGATGAAATTTCCATAAGTTCTTTCCTTGTTTGGTTAAGAACATCATCGAGTCTCTTCTCAAAAATAGTTCCAGCTGCAGTTGATTTGTTTTGAACTTTATCCAACTGTCCTTTGAACTTCTCAACTTCAACTTTCTTCCTAAGATTAACAGATTCTCTATCTCTCGTCTGTAAATCTCCTTTAAGTTTCTTTATTTGTTCTTGTGCTGAATTTAACTGAGATTGTAATTGTGAAACCATATCTGTTCTCTCAAGTATACCTTGCATGTCAAATACTTCACTTTTCTTCAATACTTCCACCTTATCAATGATTTGATTCTTATAAGCTTCCATATAAAGTTCAAGTTGAGCATATCTATTTGTAGGCATAGTAGAGCCTGATACAGCTATAATGTCGTATTTACCACGACCAATATCATTAAAAACCTCAATCTCTTTAGTCTTATCATCTACAAGTTTTTTATTTATAACAAATTCATTAATAGAATTATTTGGTTGTACAATTCTGAATACTTTTTCTTTCTTATAAAGCTGTTGCATCATAGGAATAGCTATTTCAGCCATTCTTGTAAGCCCTACTTCTATATCCATCTGTTTAGAACGAATCTTTCTTTGTCCAAACTCATCAAGACTTACTGTAGCTTTATATGTTTGAGGGGCTGCCGCTGCATTACCTTGCATCATCTCGTATATACCAAGCTGATGGTCAATGTCATTTTTAGCATTATTTTCATTAGCATAAAGTTCATTGGGTAACTGTGTAGGAGGAACAGGCATTGGTTGCCCCTCAGCAAAATCAACCTCTATTGCCACTCCGGGCTGTGCCCATTTCTCTTCAAACTCCCTCATATCTACAGAACCAGCAGGTATCAGCACCTTCGTATTCGTAGATGTTGTTGCGTGAGCGATAATAAGAGACCTTGTCTTATTAATAAATCTTTGCAATCCCTTAACCATTCGTACATCAGATACAGGATAAGGTGTTCTTGTATGTAAATTCATAAAAAGCACTACTGGGTACTTTTCAACAGGCAATACTCTTTCATAAAGAAGTTTATCACCAATAATTACACACTGCTTAATTCTTGGTAAAGCTACATTTACAATCTCTATTTGACCCATAGTAGCAAGCATCTTATAGTTAGCATCTTGAACAGGTGCTCCTTGGTCAGCAAGCCCTTTAGCTGCCTTAAAATCTACAATAGGTGTTCCATCTAATAACCAAGCTGGTTTATTGATATACTCGTCAAATTCATTCTCATCATAAATATACTCAGACCCACTCCATTTTTCTCTAATGTGGTATCTATCAGCTTTTATTTGATAATATCTCTCATATCCTCTTACATACTCTTCATTATATTCATTAGTCTGTATGTCTTCGGGGAAAGCAAGTTCACCGTCATCTGCATTATCTGTTACAGGTCTATCAGTAAAAAGGTCTGCATTTGCATTAGTAATGGCTTTATCATAGTTCGGGTACATTTTTTTGGCTTGTTCTCTTGTAAAAAGCCTTGAAATAATAATATTCTCAGCATCATCACCGAATCTATCTCTTGAGTTAGGGTCTATGTAAATATCAAGTGGGTCTACATCATGGACACAAACCTCTCCCTGTCCATTATCCTTCTCAGGGTCTTGGTAAACAAGCAATGCACCCATGCCTGCAACATAGTAATCATCTACTACCTGTCGCATAACAGACTCTCCTGAGCTTACTTGCCACATATACTCAATCATTCCATTGAATACCTGTGCTACCTTATTGTCAGAATCTTCTCTTGCGGATACTCTAAACTGTGGTCTATTGGATGTAAGCATAGCTTTAGCAGTTTCTACTGCTGGATGTATGCGATTAACAACTATAGGAGAATGTCCTCTCCTTTCAAGCTCTTTTTTCTGCTCATCAGTCCATTGCCTGCCAAGTCTGAACTCTTTATCTTCTTGTGCATGTTGAGCCCAAGTCTCCCTTTTTCGGGAATAAAGCCTGAAAAGTTCGATTGTTTCGTCTACAATCTTCTTTTTGTTTTTATTTGTCTTATTTTTGTACGCCATCTGACCTCATAAGTTACATAACCATCCAATCAATAAACTTTCTTTTTTTCTTTTTTTCTGGATTTTTATCAATTTCTTTAATTCTACAAGGTTTTGCACAATCCATAGCATACCATATAGCATCCATTATATCATCATGCTTACCTTTAGGGAAGCTCATAAACTCCTGTTGAGCAAGTGTATCCTGTGGTCTGAAGAAAAATTTACCTTTAGCAAGTATAGGAGCAAGTGACAACAGTCTTTCAGACTTTCTGGTACGGGGTTTCACTTTTCGTTCCAATCCCGGGATAATTACATTCATCTCAAGTGCCTTTTTGCGAACTGTATCTCTCAAAGCTTCTTGATACGCTACTGTTTCTATAGTAGTTCTTTTAGGTTTATACTTCAAATAGAACTCTATAATCTTATCTGGTTGCATAGCAGGTGATATTCTCTGTCTTATGACATCAATCAAGTATGCATTATCATCATGGTCCTTAGCAATAACTGCCATACAGAAGTAATCTGCGTTAGGATTTAAAGAAGATGCAGGGTCAATACCCATATAGGTTTCTACAGGTATAACTTTCGTTTCCTCCCCAACAAGTCTTTCTAATGCTGGGTGCCCATGTTTCTTCCTTGTAAAGTCATAATGATGAAGTTTCATCCAATCTGGTCTAAAAGGGGCATCTTCAGGAGCCTGAGCTATATTCATGTACTCCTGATAGAAGCCTGTTAAATTGCCAACGGAGGCAAACTCTTTCTTTATTTCGTCTATTCTGCTTAAAGGGAACCTATCTTTCCAAATACTCTTACCTTCTTCATCTATGATAGAAAACCATAGAACTTTCCATGCAGGAGAGTCTTTAGCCCAGTAAAGGAAGCAATCTTCTGATATAACTGTTCCAATAAGAGCTATTCTTCCGTCATCAGATAAAGAAGGAATAACAGCTTCAGTTATCCACTTTCTATTCTTAACCCTTGCTTCAGCAGTTGCTGCGTTTAATTCTGACTCAAAGTCATCAATAATAATTAGATTAGGTCGAGTATCACCCTCAATGAAACCCCTAACTCGCTGACCTGTACCAACAGCTACTATACGAGTACCATTCGCAAGGACTACATCTGTATTTGTCCATCTTTTAGCTGTTTTGGGTCCCATATCACCGAATAATGCTTTAAATTTGTGAGAATGAGTTAAATGATACTTAATCCTACTTAAAAAGTTGATAGACTGGGCTTGTGATTCAGATATTATCACCATAAACAGGTCTTCAGTACTTCTTTTAAAGGCTGCTCGCCATAATGGTAGGATTAATGAGGTTACTGTGCTTTTAGCTGTACCCCGAGGTGCGGCAGTAAGGACTCTCCGTACAGAAGGGTCCATCAAGTTCCTATATATCTCCTTATGAAAGGGTGGGGTATCTTTTCTTAAAGCTGTTGGAAAGCAAATCTTCCCAAATAAAGCCATATTGGTCTGTAATTTCTTAAGAGCCTGCCTTCTTTGGTACTTAGCTTCATAATCTTCAGCCATTCTCTACCTTGGTAGTCTCTGTTAGGACTGTTTCCTGTTTATTTATCTCATCTAAAAGCTCTTGTGTAGAGCTGGCTTCTATCTGTTTAGTAGATGTTACCTTGGTTTTCTCCTTCATACCAAGCATATCCTGTATATTCTCTACTCCACGCATAAGAGAGGACACATCTTTCTTATCCTTAGCTATGTCTATAGCATCTTTAAGGAGGTTCAATGCAAAATCCTCATCTATTCCGTGGTCCTGAAGCCTTGCTTTTAACTCTTTTGTTACCATATCTCTGAATACCTTTGTTCTCATCCTCTTTCTGAGGTCTGTTTTCTTCCATTTAGGTAGAGGTTTGTTAGCAAATGCTATCTCTAAGGTCTTTTCTATGTCCATTGTGAAAGCATAAGTCATAGCTAAATCCTTCATCTCCCTACTGTTAGCCCTAACAATCTCTGCTGGTTTACCAGTAAGAGTAGATGCTGTAGTTCTACCTTTTATTGCATAATGATTTGAGTTATAGGAAGGGTTACATAGGGCATAACCCCAAGGCATTCTGATGTAAGTAGTCTTCTTGCCTTCTTTATGATTATACTCCTTCCTTTGTATAACTTCTGCTACCATATCGTCATCACTTAGAGCATAATCACCAATCTGTGCTTCTCTCCAAGACCTATAGAGTAGCCCCTTAGAGTCAGCTTCTTCCTTAGTGTAGATTTTGTAATGAACAGTACCCTTATCTTTATGATTTATCGTTATTGTGTACATAAGCCGTACTACTACCCCTAACTATTAGATTAACTATAAAAGATAAACCTATTCACCTCCCTAATATAGTAGTACTACTATAGTAGTGTACAAGGAAAATTTTCAAAAAAATATTCCAGAATGGGAGTGAGAGATATACATTCAGTAGGCACGGTTCGATTTCACGGCACTGGGGGGTCGCATCCTGTTGAAATCTCCCGTGCTGTAGCCCCTGCTATCTCCTCTTTACTATAACAATAACAAACAAAAGGAAAGATGATATGTTTATACATAACGAAGTTGAAGCAAAGAAAACTGGTAAACTGTACCAAATGCTCAAATGTACTGTAAATCAATGGAAAGTATTCTGTTCTAAGAATAAGATTAAACCCGTTGAATATGAAACATCAATACAATACCAAGGTGAGATATATGTTCTTGGTGAAAAGCGTAGGGATTTCCCTAATGAGGTTGCTCTATGGAAAGGTGGTGTTGCAGTTAATGAAAGTGAGGTAACAATAGTACGATAAGTACACAGGGGGATTTATTTCCCCCTTTTTTTTAAACTTTAATATAAACAGCTCAAAGTGGTAGCAGAATACGCAGTAAGCCATTAAGTGGACAACTCCCTATCTTAGGGGTAATCTGTCTTTGGGCTGTTAGGAGTATTATAAAATGTTTGATAAAATCTTGAAGAAAGATATGATGGACAAGTCTATATTCTTTACTTTATTTAATCTATTTAAAGTACAGTATTATAGAGATTTTAGTGATAATGGTTTTAAATATAAATCAATTAGCATTGCAAGATGCAATTCTTGGGGTTTAACTACAAGTAAGTGGTTAAACTTAAGAATTAAACATAAAGGTTTTGTATTTAAAAGATATTAATTAACAACAACTAAGGGCTGTTCTGAATAAGAGCAGTCCTTATAATTTTGGAGTAATAATGGTAAGAAATATACTATTAAACATCATTTCATTGGTGTTATTTACATCAATGTTCAGCTATTTGTTAATTCAATCAATAGCTAATTTTGGTAACCTATGGTCTATAGGATTTATATTGAGTATTCCATTCTTAATATGGCAGTATTCAGTAGCTTTTTTAGGACAGTTCGATGAGTAGCTGTCCTTATAAATACCGATATGAGCTTGTATGGTGGATAGTTAAATATCATCATATCAAGTTCAGCAAAGCTAACAGTATGACTAAGAAACAGTTGTACTATTTTTATTACAACCCTCATTTATTAAAGAAAAAAAGGAAAAGTTTAAGTTAAAAAAGGATAATGATGAAAAAAGAATATCATTATAAGTGTAATAATAAAGGGTGTCCTAATTACTATAATGTTCTGTATAAGAGCAGTAATGGTTATTGTTCACCCTGTAATCGTGTAAAAAAAAAGAAAGGGAAGAATGAAAAAAGGTGAAATCATTCAGTATCTATGGTTAGGTACAGGAAGAATATTAAATATGTTGGATACTTTAAGGCATAAAGTATTACTTCCATTTCTATCTGATTACATTATGAAGATAGAGCATTCCGATAAAGATAAGTTTATTGGTAATGCAAGGCAGAGAAGAGTCTTAAGAAGAGCCTATGAAAGGGCTTTAAAAAGACAGTTACAATGAAGATTTCTGCAGATAAAGTCATTGATGATGAAGAAGTGTTACATGAGTATCACTTAATTGATGACACAACTAATGCTATTGATGGAGAGGTTGCTGCAGAAGTAACCTCAAGAGATATAGAAGATGCTGATGCACATTATCTCAGTCTTGAAAAAGATAAATCTATCAATAGCACAACAATAAAAAAGAAAGGGCTATAAATGCCAGCAAGAAAACAAGTAGTAAGAGCAATATTTCAAGGTAGAAATGGAGGAGCTCCTGAGGATTTAAATCTTAAAGATTATCCTACAATTGATGCTATTGCTAAAGAATGGAATGTACCTGTAGGTAGTGGTTATTCTATTAAAGTAACCTCAAAAGGTGGTGATATGAGAGAAGCAAGAATAACGGATACTTTATCATCCGGAGATGTTGTAGTTTTCTCAAAGACATCACATAAAAGTGGTTCTTAATTTATTGTTTTATTTAACCAAGATAAGGGGGCTTTTATTAGCCCTCTTGTCTTATATTGAAAGGAATTTAATTAATATTATGGAAGCTGTAGAACAAGCTGTATATGGTGACATATTAAAAGGTTTTTCAGAAGAATTTACTTATGATAGAACCAAACTGATAGTGAATGGACAATATTTCCATGCTTCTTCAATAAAAAACATGCTTTCTGAAGAAAGAGAAGCTATAAAAGAGAAGATGATTCTGAAAGCTTTTAGTAACATAATTCGTAGAACTTACAATGTTCAAATTAGAGCTGATGAATTAAATGTTCATGAAGAAGAGTTTCTTTTGCAGAGCTTTAAAAATGCAAGAGAACAGATTGGTATGATGTTAGAAGATAACTCGAATCAGTTAGACTTTATCACTAAAGATGATATAAGAGAGTTATGTATTAGAGATATTTATACAAATCACGACAATGAGTTGTTTTTAAGAATAAATATTAAAAATATACACATTACACCTAAATCATTAGGAAGAATACATCTATCAGATGCTGTTATAATAGTAACAAATGATTGTAATTTTCATTTTTATGAAAAAGCAACAGTTTTTGGTAAACCTTGTTTAGTGCCATTACATCATCCACATATATCAAGTGATGCTCATCCTTGTGCAGGTGGATTTAAAAATGACTTTGAAGAATATATTAAAAATGGTAACATATTTTTATTATATGGTGCTCTTAGAGCATTCTTAGTAAAGTTCAATGGTAATTCTCCTTACTGGGACCCAATTAGAATACTTAGTAGAAGATTTACATATTCTGATGAAAATGGAAATACATTAGCAAATTATGAATTTGAAGGTAAGGAAAGAGCTGACTTTGAAAATGGATATTGGAACAGAGACTATCGTAACACTAAATATATATTTAGGAAAGATACTGCAAAAATATTTGAAAAAGTACTTCAGAAGACAAGAAAAGCAGGGTTCGGTATGTATGAATGCTCTGTTATTGTTTATTTAATAATACTCTCTCTTGAACACAGATTAGGAAATCCTGCAAATAACTTTGATGATGTATCTGATTATAAAAAATATCTTGAAGAAACAAAACAAAAAGACACTTTAAATCTTCTGAAAAAAGAAATGAAGATTAGAGAATATTGTGAAATAGAAGAAAATGTACATCAGGAGTTAAGATATAATAGAATTTATTATGATTCAAGAATACATACTAATGTACATGTAGATATTACACCTGAATTTTGCAATTTAGTAAGTGCAGGTAAACTTCTTCAACTAAATATAGGTATTCCATCTGAAGAAATTGATGATAAAACTGATTTAGGATTGAGAAGTGTTACAGAAAAATGGAAAGATGTTTTTGATTATATACCAAGTGACATGGTTCATTACTTTACTAAAAAAGAAAGGTCTTTAAAAGTTATTAAGTATGTTAATGATTGTTATGAATACATAATGAATTGTGTAATGTTTGAAAATGGAGATGGTCTCCACCCTAAAAGAGCACTTGGAGATATAGGGTTTAGAGATTTACCTGACCCTAATAGTTATGTCACTATTAAAAAGACAGCTTTAAATGGTAAAGAAAAAAAGCTTGATGATTATCTAAATAAAGTAAAGCGATTAAGAGTTTTATTTAAAAGAGATTTATATAATTCTATGGTATCAAGTTTTAGAACAACAATGGAAAGGATGAAAGAAGATGCAAAACACTATGACATTTTCAGTGAATCAGAAATGCAAGAAATTGATAAGAGCATTATTGAACAACAAACACCTTAGAAATAGGGAATGGAGTGGACCTGCATGGTTTACATATAAAACAAATAAGAATGGATTTCCATGTCATTGGAATTTAGAGTTCTTTTGGGTTTTAAATGTTGGAAGTAAATCAGAAACAGATTGGGATGAAGAAGATTTAGTTAAAGATTTACAAAAAATATGGGAAATAGCTCCAGAAACAGCTACAAATAAATGGTATAGAGGAAATATTCATAGCCATAATACTATGAAAGCTTTCTTCTCTCAAACAGATGTTGAATTGTTAGAGGAAATGGGTAAAACCAATGATTTCTTCTATCCATCTATTATATGTGCTGATAGTGATGAACCTTGGGCTTTTGCTGTATCTTATAAAGACCAATATGGTAATGTTCAAATAATGGATGGAGAGAATCCTATTGATAAAGTTGATATTCCAAAAGATGAATGGGCAAAACAAACATTTACTTTTGTTGAAAACTTTATTAAAAAAGAGAAAAAGAAAGTACCTCAACAAACATTTTTCAATACAGGTTATTATTCAAACAATAAAGTACAAAATATTGGTAAATGGGATAATAATCTTCAACAATTTGTTCATGAACAACCTAAAACTATTGATGATAGGTTCGATGAAGAGATGAAAATTATTGAAACTAAGAGAGAAACTTTAAATGTTAAACATAATAAAGGTGAAATTACCGATGAAATGTTTGATGAAGAATCTGAAAAATTAGATTCTCAAGAAGAGTCTCTTAATATGCAAATGTTTGGAGGTATAGTATAATGGAATCAGCAAGATTTTTAAGGAATAAAGACTTAATTAATCAAAATCATTTAACTGATTTAACAGTAATAGGAGCAGGGGGCATAGGGTCACACCTTATTGCCCCTCTTTCCATTATGGGTTGGAGGAATGTTGTATTAATTGATTATGATAAGATAGAAGAGCATAATCGCTCTACTACTTGTTATCCAAAAAGTGGAATAGGTGAATATAAAGTGGATGTTGCAGAAAAAGAATGGTTTAGATATGCTGATAAAGACCAACTTTTCGGCAAAGTACCACGGAAATTTACCCCATATAGCAAAACACCATTACTAAGAAATGTAATGGTTTGCACAGATAACATGGAATCAAGGCTGGATGCATATAATCAATGGGTTCAAAATGATGATAGAGGGTTCTTTATTGATATGAGAATGTCAGCATTAGGATTTGAAATCATTACAGCTACTAAGTATTATGATAACTATATGGAACATTGGCATGATGGTAGTGATGTAGCAGACGACCCCTGTACTGCAAAACACACCATATTTTGTGGTGGATTAGTTGCTTTTGATGGTGTTGCACAGGCATTTTTATTGTTGCAAGAAACAATATATTATGCTTATATTAACACTACTTTATTACCAAGAGAAACTAATGTTTCAGAAATGGTAGCACCTCCAAAAAACTCTATTAATAAAGAAGAGGAGCATAATGAAATCTCATTATGAAACTGTAGGCAGAGGCTATTTAACTAAAAATAAGTTCAAAAAGAAAGATAATGAACCATTTTTTAAAGGAAAAGCAACTGTAAACAACAAAGAGGTGAATATTGCAGGTTGGATTAAACAAAAAGATGGTGGACAAATAATATCTCTATCATTTGATGTTGAAACTAAGCCTGAATCTGCACCTCAGCAAAATAACGGAGGAGCTCTGGAAGATTTATTTTCAGATAATGTAAAAGGAAACCCTAAAAAGTTACCTTTTGAGTAAAGCTCCTTATTAATAAAAAGGGCAGTCGAATATATATTATATAATTGTAGCAATGGAAAGTCAAGAGCCTATAATGTATATTCAGAGGATTGCCCTTTTTTAACCATAAAAAAAAAGTGAGAACAATGAGTAAAGACAATAAAATGACTGCAGTAGAAGTTGTTATACATATAATAAATTCTAATAATGAGTTGATTTATAATATTCTTGTAAATAATAATATAGAAGTAACTGATAGAAAAAAGGTTATGGATTTATTATCAAAAAATAGAGATATACTTACAGATATAGGTCAAATGGCAGCAGAAGCTTCTGAACATTTTGATTCTATGTTTGAGAAAAGTATAAAGAAAGGAATGCATGATGCCCAAGCATAAACCTCTTTGTAAGAAACACAACCATTGGATGGAAGCTGAACACAAGAAAATATTTATAGATGCACTAAATTCTGATGAATTTGAACAAAAGCCTGATTTCTACATAAACGGAACACATGATGGAAAGATATGTGCTTGTGCAATAGGAACTTATGTTGCAAAAATAAATAAAATAACTCTTGATAAAGCTGATGATTATAGTGAAGATAATCAAGCTGAACTTGACTTTGGTTGGCTATCATCAGATGTCAATACCTGTTTAGTAGAAGATTTAATAAATCTAAACGATAACTTAGGTTGGACATTTAAAGAAATAGCAGAATGGGTAGAAGAACATATTCAGGTAATAACTCCTGAATCACATCCATTATACTTTAGACATGGAGAAGCTATACCCAACGGTCATTAACCCCTGATGAGAATCGTGCTCACACACGGACTTAGTACTTTTTAAAGGAACAACACGAAGTGAGAATGTCAGGAAATAGAGCCCTTTAGGTTATTGCTGTAATATACCATGGACCCTTTAGGGCTTTTAAATTAAAAAAAAGAGAGTAGAGAGCTCTAACCGCAAGGCGAGCCGGGTCTCCTTATTCCCAAGTATTCTTTACTCTCTTTTAATTTTCAATAACAGAAAGTGAGGATAAATGGACATAAAAGTTCAAAATATAAAAACGGATTGGAATCTAATGCCAAGTGGTGTTACTTGGATGTTTGTAGGACAACCCAAAAGTGGTAAAACAACAGCAGCTTCTAAATGGTCAGAAAAAGGAACTGCTGGAGTACTTATAATTGATACGGAATCAGGTACTGATTGGTGTGATGAAGCTAATGTAGTTCATTGCAATAGTATTAACATTCCTTTTCAATCAGAAGTAAAAGATGGAGTGAAAGTTCCTGTAACTAAAAAAGTTAATGGAAAAGACATTCCTGTACCTATTCCACCTGAAGAAAGAGGATTCTATTGTAGAACAGGACAAGATAAAGGTAAACCTATGCCTGTCTATTCCATGGTAGAAATCCTTAATTGGTTAAGGAAAGAATGGGACAAACTTCCATATGATACTATTGTAGTTGATACTATATCTGCCGTTAATGAATGGATAGAGAAGATAGTTCAAGGAGAATTAGGTATCAATGCTATGGGAGAAGGTAGTTGGGGCTCAGATTGGGCTTTAGCAAGAAAAAAGAATGTGGATATAATGGTTAGATTACAACAGCTTATGAAAAAGTATGCTGGAAATCTAATTATAAATGCACATAGCAAGACCACAACAGTAACTGATGGTAAGGCACAGCTTTCACCTGATTTACCAAGAGGACTTGCATCTTCATTAGTAGCAAAAGCTGATGTTATAG